CGCTCCGCTTCCAACCTGGCTTGCTATCTCATCGATAAAGGCCTCGAGCTTCTCAAGCGGGAGAACGATCAATGAGAACTGCTGCGATCTGCTGCGCTGTGCTGCTGTTTGCCGCTCCGAGCGGTGCACAGGTGGGAAACACCAACTGCCATCAAGACGTGTTTGGGAACTGGCAATGCAGGAGCCCGAAAGGCAATTTCGAGCTGCGCAAAAGCCAGTTCCAACCCGACACGTGGCAGATGACGCCAGCACCCGGCTCAGCCTCACCCAGCTGCACGATCCGGCGCGATCTGCTGGGAAACATCCAATCCACTTGCTACTGACCCATGGAGAACGATCCGAACCCTTCTGTGGCCGCTGCTGTTGAGCTTCTGGTGGCCCATGGCTGGCGATGGGTTGGCCGCGGCCTGCAGCCAAGCGTCGGCCGCGGCAATACCAAGCCCAAACGGAGCCCTTTTATGCAAGATCTGCATTCCCTTCGGCGTGAGGAGGCGCACCTGCTATGAGAGTCCGGTTATCGCATTGGGCAGGTCTTGCCACGGGACTACTGTTGTCCTGTGGAGCTATCAGCGTGGGCTGCCCTGAGTTTTTTACTGCTGAACACCTTGAAGCACTTACTGGGCATCAATTTCCAACAAACTTTGTCTGGCGAGGCGCAGCCTGGCACGTGGGTGCCGGTGGACTTCCACTTCGGCCTGTACCGGAGCTACCAACGGGTCCTTGAGATGCCGTTGCTGGTGGGGCATCGCTTTAACGAGCGCCACTACGCAGTGCATCTCAGGGCAACACTTCTGCTCCACATCAGCGTCATAATCGACTTCAAGAAGGTGCAGTTAAACGGTGGCAAGCGTCGTGCATTGCTTTGATATTGCCTTAGTTTGATCATTGACACGTCAGTTGTCAGATGAGAAACCTTGAATCTTTTGTCAAAGCAATGCAGCTGCTCAAGCACGTGCACCCGCAGTTACGGGTCGGCCAGGTCGAGTTCCTGCTGACTGTTGCCCTCAACCCCAACCGTTCGCAGTCGGAACTGGCAGTCGAGTGTGGTTACACCTTGGCCGCCGTGTCCCGCCTGGTGGACACAATGGGGGAGACGGGCCGCCGAGATGGAAAAGGCGGAGCTCTGGGGCTGCTCCAGGCAAAGCCTGATCCGAAAGACGATCGCTATTTGCTCGTGACCCTTACTCCTAAGGGAAAGAACTTAATCAAACTGTTGGAGGAATTGACTGGTGGCAGTACGTCAAGCGGGACAAAAGTGGAAGGCGTTTGCTGAACACAAAGGCCAACGTAAGTCCAAGACCTTTGACACCCAGCTGGAAGCACAGCAGTGGGAGGCAGCAACGCTTGCCATCTGGGGGAAGGAGGAGCGTGAAGAACGAGAGCGCCTTGAGGCTGCACCCAAGGGCACAATGGGCGATCTGTTGCGTGTGGCGCGTGGCCTTGACTGGGCCGGCAAGCACCAGGGCCAGGCTGAGGCCGCAGAACGGCTGATCCGCCTGCACTTCGGTATCACTGCCCTGCCATGCGAGATCGATGCTCGTGCGATCGACGACCTGGTGATCTGGCTGCGCAACACCGGGCCAAACGGCCACGGCTGCAGCAATGCCTCGATCAACCGCTACCTGTCAGCCCTGAGCGTGCTGCTGAAGCGTGCTCACCGGCTGGGCATGATCAACGCGGTGCCCTTGTTCCCGGAGCGCCGGCTGCTCAAGGAGGCTGAGCCTCGTGACCTGGTGCTGCCGGAGGAGTGGCTGGCCGAGTTGCTTGATGTGATGGAGAAGCGCGAGCAGCGCCTCGATGTGGCCGTCACTCTGTTCCTGTGGCACATGGGCTGCCGTGTGGGTGAGGCCCTCACCCGTGGCGACAAGGAGGGCCTGCTGTGGGATCGAGTCAACCTCGAGCAGAAGACGATCAGCTTTGTGAAAACCAAGGGCTGCATGCCCCGTCGTCTGCCCATGCCGCGGCCAGTGCAGGCGCTTATGCGTCAGCTCCGTGGACAGGACCCGCAGCGAGTCTTTCCGCTCAGTTACAAGTCCTACCTCAGCCACTACGGCGAGGCTGTGCACGAGGTGTGCGATCGCATGGGGCTGAGTCCATCGATCCGCAAGGAATGGTGCATCCACACGTTGCGCCACACCTGCCTAACCAACCTGGCGAGGAAGGGGTGGAACGCCAGCGCTATCCAACAGTGGGGCGGCCACAAATCGCTGCAAGTCACGCAGCGGTACGTTCACCACTCAGCTATTGCACTGGAGGAGCTCGTGGACTGTTAAACGGTGTCCAGCGTGTGAGACTGAGTTGCGGGCAGCGCAACTACCATGCGCAACAAAATCGCCCAAAACCCAGTGGGAGCGTGCCGGAATTGGTAGACGGACTCGACTCAAAATCGTGGATAAGATTGCCACGAGTCAACTACCGGGCCACCACTGGGATCCTCACTGAGATCCCTGAGAATGACAGGTCAACCGTTAAACGGTGGCAAGCAACTCGATCGCAACGCCTACCAGGAGCAAACCGAGCTCGAATCGTGGTCTAAATCCACAGGTGCAGGGCGAATACTTGCGGGCAAATGGGAGAAAGGAGCAGCCGGAACACTCGGCAGCCGTCTTGCCCGCGAATACCTCAAGCAAGTAATCGAAACCTATCGGCGTTCAAAGCATCAGCCAGGCCGGCAGGCCCTGATCTGGGAGCTGATGCACGACGAGAAGGCCGTGGTGCAGGTGGCTCTGGAATCGCTGTTCTGGATCCTGGGCAACCTGCATGACGAGCGTTCGTACAACCAGGTCTGCAGCCAGCTTGGGAAGCGTGCTGAGTACACCCTGTGGCTGACGCATCCGGTGTGGAAGCACAGCTGGCATCTGAAGGGGCTGCGCCTGGCCAGCAACGGCGACATGGGGATGAACCTGCTGCTGAAGCGCCTGAAGGACAAGGGCTTTCACAAGGCAGCCCTGTACAAGGAGCTCAGCCACGTTGAACGCATCGCCCTGGGCGCTTTCTTCGTGGAGTGCATTGCGCAGTGCACTCGTCTGATCGAGCTGCAGGTGTCCGGCACCGGCAAGAAGCGATGCAAGACCGTGCGGTTCACGCCCATGTACTGGGAGTTCCTGAGGCGGTGGAAGGACCACGTGGTGATGTTCCGCCCGCTCCACATGCCGATGGTGTCCCCGCCGCGGCCCTACACCGACGCCCTGGACGGTGGGTACGAGACGATCCGCATGCCGGTGAGCACCGTGGATCCGCTGCTGTTCGAGCGGCAGTTCCGCAAGGCCAAGCCCAGCGTGCTGGGTGCGCTGAACATCCTGCAGTCGCAGGCCTACCGGCTGGATCACGCACAGATCGATCTGCAACGCAGCTGCTGGGAGCTGGGGCATGGGGTGGGAGACCTGCCCAAGCGGGAGCGGATGCAGCGCCCGTCAGACAAACGCTTCAAGCAGGAGAAGCTGGGACCTGAGGCGTACTGGCGAGCGCACTGGGAATGGAAGGCTGACCAGCGGAAGGATCCGCAGCGCAGCCGGTTTGTGAACGGGCTGGTGGCCTACGAACGCGTGAAGGCTTTCACAAATCTTTATCTGGTCCACCATCTTGACCACCGGGGCAGGATCTACAGCCGCGGGTCGCAGCTCAACATCCAGGGCGGTGACGTGTACCGCTCGAGCTTCCGCTTCGCTCAGCGGGGGCCGATGAAGGGCAATGAGCACTCGTTTGCCTGGTCTCTTGGTGAGGCCATGGCACTGCCACCTGATCAGGAGGTGCGAAAGCGCTACCTGCTCGAGCACAGCACGGTGATCCGTGACGTGGGCCTGGATCCGCTAAGCAACGTCGCCTTCTGGGCCGGCCACAAGGAACCGTGGCGGTTCATCCAGCTGTGCCGTGACTGGGCCCAGTACATGGATGATCCGGGCTACACCACGGGCACCATCCACTGGCTGGACCAGACCAGCAGCGGCTACGGGCACGCCGCCTGCTTGATGCTGGACCGGCAGCTGGCCAAGTTCACCAACGTCATCGGCAAGGCGCCGGCTGATCTGTACGCCGGGGCCGGCAAGGTCACAGAGGCCAGGCTCAGGGCGCTGCTGCGTGACGAGGAAGACCCCAAGCGGCAGCAGATCCTGCAGTGGTGGCTGGACTTCAAGCCCACACGAAAGCTGTGGAAGCAGGTGTTCATGCCACTCGTGTATGGCAGCACGTTCGTGAACATGCAGGAGACGATCACGAACTACCTGCGTGATGAGCTGGCCAACTTCCTGACACCGGAGGGGCTGCGGATTATCGAGCTGGCCAAAGTGCTGGCCGCTGAGGCCTATGCCGTCAGCAAAGAGGTGATGCCTGGTGTGCTCCAGCTGCAGCGATGGCTCGTTCACCTGGCAAAGCTGCAAATGGATGCTGGCTACAGGCCCCACTGGTACACACCAGACGGTCTGCTGGTGGAGGTGTATCACAGCGTGACAAGCGAAGACGAAGTGCGGATGGTGCTGACGAACAGGACAGTGAGAGTGCAGGCAAGAACGAACGAGGGTGCGCCGATCGACAAGAAGCGATCAGCCAAGGGAATTGCGGCTCACTTTGTACACAGCCAAGACGGTGCGTTCCTACGGAAGTTCGTGAACCACTGGCACGGCTACGGCTACCCCATCAGCACTGTGCACGACTGCTTTGGCACGACTGTGGATAAGGCAGAGACGATGCGTTGCGAGCTCAACGACCAGTGGCACCGCTTCTACAGCGTGGACTACCTGACCTTTCTGCAGGGGTACGTGGCGGCACTGACGCAGGCCAAAGCCCCTGCACCACCTTGCGTTGGCGACCTGGACCGGAACGAGATCGGAGAAAACCCTTTTCTCTTTGGTTGACACGTGGCAACAGTCTCACTATCATCTGTCAGCCGGCAGCGCAGCAGTCAGCTGCATGACCCATAAGCCCGGCACATCCACGCAACTCAACTAACTCGTGACATCACGTCTTACACCCATCGGCACCATGGTCTGGGGCAGCCTGATCGAACCCGGAGAGAACCGGGTAAGCGGCGAAATGCAGTGGGACTTAGGCCTTGTCTGCAATGAAGAGGAGTGCCAGCCGTTCTTTGCTGCAATCGAAGAAGTGCTGGCCGACGCACGCGCCCGCGACGTCAGGTTCCCCCGTGACAACAAAGGACTGCTGCTGCCTTTCCAGCCGGCAATGAAGAAGAACGAGGCCGGCGAGCTTGAGCCACTGGAAGGCATGGTCACGCTGAAGCTCAAGCGCAAGCGCATGGTGAAGCGCCGGGGCGGATCCGAGCGTATTCAGAACACCCCGCCTCGCATCTATGACAGCGACGGCAAGCTCGTGCAGGTGGCCGAAATCCCCCGCGGGAGCAAGGGCAAGGCTGTCTACGACCTGTACGCCTACAACACCGCTGGTTCCAAGGGCGTTGCCATGGGGCTGCAGGGATTCCAGATCGTCGAGCTGGCTGAGCGAGGCGAGTCCCTGCCTCCGATCGAAGGCGGCTGGCGCGCCGAGACCGAACTGGATCAGCTGCTGCAGGCTGGTGCTTGAGCACTTCAACCGGCATCGGCCACGTCGGCAGCCGGGTGAATACCGTTCAAAGCTGGAGGAACAAGTAGGTGCAGCCCTGGAGAGCCAGGGCCACACCTACCAGTACGAATCGGAAAAGTTCCGGTATGTGCTGCACAAGAAGTACACACCCGACTTCCGAGTTGGCAACGTGTACATCGAGGTCAAAGGCTGGTGGCCTCCAGCTGAACGCACCAAGTTCTTGGCAGTGATGCTCTCCAATCC